CCCTAATAAAACTATTAACTCTCCCCATAGCCCAAGCAGCCATGGAAGCTGACTTACTACCTGATGATAGGTATGCTCCTTGCCCTCTCCTGTAAACTTGAGCAAGCTGTCCGTATGTGTACTTTGATTTCTTTGCTTTGTTCTGTAAAGTTTTTTTGGTACTAGCATTAATAGGTTTTCTAGCAGGTTTCTTAGCCATTACCACTTAACCTTGTGTGACCAATAACGTGCTGATAACTTATCGGGGCTTCTATCTTGTGCATTGTGACGTGCGTAATAAGACTTTTTACGTGCTTTATCCTTTTTACTCTTGGGATTTTTACCTGCACCACGAACCCCTTGTTGACCAAATCTAATTAATTTTACAGTATCACCTTTTTTTGCAAGTACTGCGTGAGATTTAGTTTTATGTTTAGGTGTTCTCTTTGGCTTGTTGTAACCTGCAAAACGTTCTCCACGATAAACGATTGCCATAAGCTACTTCTTTACTTTTTTACGCTTAGGCATATAGCGTTTTTTCTTACCTGTTTTATACACTGGCATATTATTCTCCGTATCTTTTACTAATAGAACTATACTTTTTTCTTAAAGGTTTCAACGCTGATAAGTAAGCGTCAGCTCTCATACTCAACTCATTACTTAAACGTGCGTATCTTTTAGCTTGTCTTAAAGAACTTTCACGTGCTGTACCCGAAGCTAATAATTGTTTACTAGCTTTACGCATTTCATCAGCAACACGTAACTCTTTGATAATGCGTTTCTTAGCTTTATCTTCGTTCTGCATTTTAGGTTTTTCTTGTGCCATTATTTACTAACTTGGTTGACGCCACCTTTAGTAATTTGCTTCTTAGCATATGTCTTAATGACGGCTAATGCTGCACCACCACCTGCTAACGCAGCTAACTGAAGTGTCTCAGCTTCTACACCAACAAGAGGGGCTACTGTTAAAGCACCAATAAACGCTTCTACAAAGGTCCATGCGGTTCTCTCTAACATATCTTTAAGGTCTGCACTCATCTTATACTCCCATGCTTCATTCCAAGGTGTCCACCCAACGTCCTTCTTGAACGTGCCGTCTTGGTTTCTTTTTCTTTTAAACTTAACAAACATTATCTATTGTACTTATAAGATTTGTTTATTTGACTTCCGTAAATCTTACTTACTTTTTTAACCTTAGGTTGTTTACTTGCCCACTTAGCTACATCATAAACATCTTTGACGAGAAGTGCTGTACCAACTCCAGGTATTAAACGTGATGCACCTTTAACTGCAACCTTTGCACCTCTAGTAAGTAATGCTTTTTTTGCAGTAGCTGACATAGGTTTACTTGCTTCTTTAATAAATTTTTGATTTAAAGGTGAAGATTTACCTGCATATCCACCTAATCTTTGTGGTCTAGTAAATCCTTTTGCTTTTTGTTTTTGTACAGGCATTTGACTTGGAGCTTTATATCCAGGTTCAGGAGCATAAGGAGCTTTTGGTACATACCTTGGGTCTCCAACTTTAAAACCTTTTACAACTGTAGTAGGCATTGGTTTACTTGCACCAGGAAGTTTACTAAATTTAGGTCCTTTATATTTAGACCTTGCTAACTCTGCAGGTGACGCTTTATATACTTTTAAATTTGTACGTTGAGCTATTTGTTGTTTATATATTTTTTTTGGCTTACCAGGTCTATTAACTTTGTAATCACTTTCACGAATGTTTTTATAAATGTATTCATTCATAGCAGCGACTTTAGGTTTGCCTGAAGTCTTGTATGTTTTCTTTTTCTTAGCCATTATATAATATTTCTGCCATCTATTTTAGCACCTAATTTGAGAACATTTCCATTAATCTCTTGTAATTTCTCTTGTACGTCATCTAACTGTACAGTTGTATTGTCAGATTGTTGTACACTATCTGTCAAGTTAATTTTAGAATACTCAATAGTTACAGGGTTTCCTATAAGTAATTGCTTTGCAATCTTGTCATACAGCTTAACGTATGCTTTACCACTGCTACCTACAAAACCATCTTCGCTTACATCAAGGTCTTGTTGTGTTTCTCCAACTATAAGACAACCTGATGTATGTTCGTCTGTATTGCCTGAGTGTATAAGGATATAAGTAAAACCAGGAACATCTTGTAAGTGAAGCATACCATAGTGACTATTGCCATAACGTTTCTTATATCTTTCATGAAACCCACCAACTGTTCTAAACTTAATGTCATACGTACCCTCAGGTATACAAGTTTCATGCATAACCTTAACCTCTTGATATTGGTCTTCAAGTGTATAACACTCAAATAAACCATCAATAAATAGTAAACCATTTGTTGCGTCTCTACCGAACTGTGTTCGTACCACCTGTAGTTTCACTACTTATCTCCGCAGCAACCGCTTCCGCAGCATTCCATAATATCTCCTAGTCTCTAAAGCTAATTGTTAATAACCAAACAGCTAATGTAATTATAGTAGCAAGTCCTGTGATTTGTTGTGCAGAACCAGTAAGTGTAAGCGTAGCAATAACTAAACCAACCAAAGTCCAACTAAGGTTTAATGTTTCTTTTATTGCTTTGACAAACCAGTTCCATAGCTTGTTAATCATAGACTTCTCCTAAATACAAAAGCCGCTATAGTAGCTATTCTAGTCAAAATAACTGGCACTACAACTTCTTGTGCTTTTTCCTTTTGGTCGTTAGTCATATCATCTCCTATGTTACTTAGTGTTATACCTTCAAAATCTAAATCTACAAATGTTTCTATTGGATTTTCTAAAAATGCTTCGTACTGTACCTCTGTAACAACATCAGCAAGTGTGTAGTTTTCTACATCTGCATTTTCTACAGCACGTTCTACATATTCTTCTACAGCTTCAGCTACAACTTTATCTTTTTTGACTGCTTCAGCAATAATCTCAACATCATTTTTTTGTACTTGTAATACCTCTGCAACAACTGCAACTTGTTCTTCAGATAAATCTTTTACATTTTCTATAGCTTCTTCAACAACAGCTTGCACAACTTCTTGTACTTCTTCTGTAGCTTGGTCTAAATTTTGTACACCAATATCATTGACCTGTTCAATAACTTCTATGACTTCTTCAGTAGTAACTTCTTCTATAACAATATCTTCAATAACTTTTTCAACTTCAGCAACTTCAACAGCTACTTCTTCTTCAGTAAGTTTTACAATTTTTTCCTTAACATCTTCCTGTATTGGCTCAACCAAAACTTCCTCTGTAATTTTTTCAACTTCTTCATCTAGTTCCTCCTCAACTATAGTTACGACAATATCTTCTTCTATAATATCTTTTTCTATAATAATTATTACTTCGTCAGGTATTTCAATGACAATTTCTTCAAAGTCAAATTCTTCTTCAAGCTCCTCAACATCAATTTTAATTTCCTCTTCAACAATATCTTCTTCTTTAATAGGTTCAGGTTCTTTAACTTCATCTTCCACGACCACTTCAGGTACCACAACATCATCATCAGGAAGCTCTTCTTTGGTATCTCGTTCTTCATCAACAATTATTATAACTTCTTCTTTAGGTAACTTACAATCTCCACGTTCTATCTGTGCATCAGTCATATAGCAACCATACTTATCTTCATTAATTTTACGCTGATTATCTCTATCAACAGTGCCATCTTCTACTTCATAAGTTTTATATTCAGCAGTAGAACCATCTTCCATTACAACCTCTACCTTTTCAGGTTCAGGAGGTGGAGGTGGTGGAGGTGGTGGTGGAGGTGGCAAAGTTGTAGTAGTAGGTGGTACATACTCTGTTGTTTCAAAGTTATTACTATCACTATCTGTACAGCTTTCACCATTTTGTATGTCACCACATACACTAAATGTCCAATAAAAAGTTCCTGTTTGAATGTTTGTGTAATCTAATGTGTATGTTCTAGCAGAAGTATCTGTAATTACTACTCTATCCCAAGTAGCATTGTCATAGCTGTAATTAATATGAAACTCTTTTGCTACAGTATTTCCATCTGTATATTCCCAACTAAAGTAAACATCTTTACCTTGATAGTTTACTGATACATTTGTTGCATCATCAGGAACAGCAGGTGGAATAGTAGTTGTTGTAGTAGTGGTAGTTGTAGTAGTAACTACATAAGGATTACAAGCGTCTGTTCCTGTAGGTGCTGACCAATCTGTTTGGTTAAATTCAAATGGTGGACCTGCATAAATGTTATAAACACTTTCAGTAGTTAAAGTAGAAACACTGTTATCTGTTTCATTATTACTTCTAATTGCAAAATAAAAGTTTTCTCCTGCTAAATCTGCAAAGTAATATTTTAAATCATCATTACTAAATGTATAGTATTGCCAAGTATTTGTTTGATGACCAAAAGATGTAGTAACACAGAAGCTATTTGTTTCAGTTATACCACTAGAACCACTAAAAAATATTGTGTAGTTTTCAGGTGGACTATCTTCAAATCCATCAGAACTTAATATACCAATAGTTATAGTTCCTGCGTTATTATCTGTTGTAAGGTTTTGACCATAAGCAGGTTGTGTTGGAACGTGGTCAGCTAATACAGGTAAAGGTATTAATAAAAGAACAGCTAAGAGAAGTCTTAGCATTACATTACAATCGCTGCAACAACTCCACCTAATGCTACAAGTAGCGTTAATACTTTATAAAATTCTGCTTTATCTAGTTTTGCATCTAGTTTTTCTTCTAATCTATCAAGTCGTTCAATGACCATATTTAATAATTCCTTTTGTGTATAACCATTACCATTAGAATTATTAGACATTATGGTAGGTCATCTTCCTGAATAGGTTCTATCCAATCCCACTCTTTATCCCAGTCTTTTGGGGTAGGTATAGCTAATCTTTTAAGATAAGATACAGTTTCTTTAAAAAAATATCCTAATAAAAATCCAATTATAAAATCCATAAATTGGATTATATCATAAAATTTTATGCAGGTTTTGGATTGTCTGATTTAACTTGTGCTACGTGGTCTTTCCAATTGGTTGTACCATTTACTGCATCCCAGTATTGCATATCTAACTGGTCAGCAATAGAACCATAAGCCTCTTGTCTAGCTTGTATATAACCGAACTGTTGGTCATTCCATTTGCTGTTAGCCAAGTCTGTTACAGCTTGTGCATAATCAGCATCAGAAAATTCAAGTCGTTCGTTATTAACTTGCTTGTACAAAGGCTTTGCAGCTTCAATCTCTGCTGTAGCTTCTGTTGTTAGTTCTTCTAATGTTGCCATAATATCTCCTATGTTACCATATATTTCTTATACTTACTTCTTTAAACCATATAAAGTAAAAGTTCCACTATTTATATCACCACTTGAAAAAAAGAATTGAATACCATTACTAGCCTGTGTAACTGTATGAACTCCACCACCTGTAGCACCATAAGCTAAATCAAATGGACTGCTTCCACTAAACTCATTTGTAATATAATTGTATTCACTAGCATTGTTAAAATTAAAAAGGTGTAAAGTTGCATTAGTATTTTCTCCTGCTGAATTACCACTTCTATCAAACTCCCAATATGTACTATTAGCAGTTCCAATATTATCAAATGTAGTATCACTTCTTAATCCTTTATAAGCGAAATCATAATTTGCACTATCATCAGCAGAACTTGAAACAAGTATTCTTACTCTATTTAAAACATTATCTGTACTAGGTATTAGATTAGACAACCTAACTACATACACATCATAGGAACTATCCCAATCAGAACCACCAAGAGATACACTTCCTACTGTTGAACTAACTGTTGTTTCTGTTATTTTTACTAAACTACCTGGCATTATTTAACTCCATATATACTTGCTATAACTTCTGTCATATTAGCAAACAGTAATTGTATTCCAGAATTTGATTGTGCAACTGTATGTACTGCTATTGTTCTTGAAGCAGATAGTGTGCTATAAACATGATTTGCTTGGGAATGTATAGATGTATAAGATGAACTATCAAAAGGATTGTAAATAGTAATTTTACCAAAATTGTTAGCATCATTAACACTTGACAAACCATGACTATTTACAATAGATGTTGCATTTACATATCTTATTTCTGAAGTACCACTTGTGCTAAATAATAAACCTCCACTATCATAGTTTGCAGTTGTATCTGCACTTCCATCACTAGCTTTTAATAATCTAAAACTTGGATAAAAATTAGAACCAGTATCTACTTTTGGTATAAACAATTCATAAGTATTATATTTATCACTAAAACAATCTGTTATGTCTAATGTACTTACACCACCACTAGCACTTGCAGATTTTATAAATTCTAAATTAGTAGCCATTATGAATACCTTATTCCATATAGAGATATATCAAAAGAAGTAAAATTATTTGATGCGTGATTATTTATTCTTATACCATCAACTGTACTTGTTTGTGGCAAATTACCATTTCCAACATAAGAATATAAAGTACCTGAAGCAGCTTCCATAAAATGTTGATTAGTTACAAAACTATATTTTGTACTATCTCCTAAATTATAAAAATAGACATAACCATTTATTCCATTTATTGCTTGTGAACTTGTAGAAAATAATCTTATATGTGAGTAACCTCCACTGCTTACATTATTACCGGAAGGTGCAAAATTTTGATAATGATTTGAATATTGATACACAGTGCTAGTTTCTAAAGTTCCACTTTCATAAAATTGAATACCTACACTTTGACTAGCAGCAGTACATTTTAAATTACTAATAGTCATAAAATGAACATTGTATGTACTTTCATCAATAGAAGTAAAATCAATATTTGCAACACCTGAACTGTATGATTGAGTTTCAATTAATTCTAATTGTCCATACTGTGTCCATTTATTATCTGCTATAAGGTTGTTAATATCATTTGGGTCAAACACACCTGTATTATTACCAAAACTTTGTGTTGGTTCTGCACCTTTATATCCATATTTCAAATCATCTGCCATTGTTATATCACCTTATATAAAGTAAATGTTCCACTTGCTATGTCATAAGTATCAAAATAGAATTGAACACCATCACTTGCACTTGCAACTGTATGAACAAATCCACCCTGTTTTCCTAAAAATAAACCATTAAGATTAAAACCTGCATTTTCAAATGTAACAGAACTATATTCACTTGCATTGTTAAAGTTAAACAAATAATGAATACCATTAAATTCTTCTCCTGTAGCATTTCCCACACCACTTTCTAATTCATAGTATGTTAGATTTGTACCACTTACATTATTAAAAGCTGCATCTGTTCTAAATAGTTTTGCTGCATAATCATAATTAGCAGTAGTATCAGCAGTTCCACTTTTTGTAATTCTAAATCTTAATGGTCTATTATCTTGAGTTGATGCAACATTATTAAAAGCAACCATATAAACATCATCACTATCTATGCCTGTTAAGGTAACACTAGCAACTGCACTTGTTACTGTTTCTGTATCTACTTGAATTAATTGTCCTGCCATTAGCTATCTACCCTTAGTCCATAAGTTCTTATAGTTCCATTTGCAAATTGACCATTGTAAATTTGAAAACCTGTCATACTTGCAGTTTGTTTTAAAACTGCAATACCTTTTCTTGGGGCTCTATCAGGACTACCTGCATTAATCCAATAACCTACTTGCTGACTAATAATAAAACTGTATGAACTTGCAGAATAAGGATTGAATATCCATACTTTTGCACCACTACCATAAGGGCTTATGCCTGTTGTTCCCATCATTGAAGCTGTATGACTATCATTAGTTCCTCTTACTTCTGCAAAAGCTCTATCTACTGGCATAAACATTTGTGCATAATCATAATTACTTGCACTAATAACACTTCCACTAGAATTTATAAATCTAGTTCTAATATCAAAACTCCCACTATTAGATTGAGTTTCTACTGTTACACTATAAATATCAAAATCTGCTGAAAAAACATCTGTTATATTTACAGAAGTTACACCACTTGTTATTTCAGTTTCATTAATTAATCTTAGGTTACTCATATCTGTTTTACTCCATAGAGTTTTATAGTTCCACTATCAAAAGAATATACATCATAAACTCTTATTGCATTTACTGTATTTGCAGTTGGATAGATACCACCACCAAAAGTAAATCTAACATTGTTTTGTAAACTATGAAAAGTGTTAAAAGAATACTTTGATGAATTGTTTAAATTATATAAATATACATAACCACTTGTTAAAGTACTTGAAAAAGAAAATCCTATTCTCAAACCATTTTCACCTGTGCTTCTACTTTCAACAAAAGAACCAGGCTCTCCCTTTTGATAAGCATTTTGATAATCATTAGTTGAAATAAAAGAACTTCCACCATCAGTTGAATATCTAATACTAAATAAAGAAGTGCCTGCAACAGTATGTGAAAGTCCATCAAAAGTTAAATAATGTACATCATAATTTTCACCTTTTATAGAAGTAAAATCTATATAAGACACACCACTTGAAAAAGTTTGTTCCTCAATAAGTTCTAAACTTCCACTAAGTTTTCCTTGTGATTGAAGTTCAGCTACATCAGTAACTGACAATACTCCAGTATTCTTTACTGTTTGATTAGGTTGTGTTCCTAAATACCCATAAGGCATATTAACTCCTTATGCAGTTATCTCTAAAACTGATGCAAAACCTTCTAAGTCACCTGATGCAGCACCACCAGTTAACTCAATACTATCGCCATTTTCTAAAACAATTTTAGATGAACCTGCTAGTTCTATAGAAGAACCTGTAGGAACTGTCATTTCAAAAGCAAGGCGTGAGTTACCTGTAGTACCATCAACAACATCTGCTGTGATAGTATCATCTGCAGCACCATCAACATTAGTTACTCTAAGTGATATAACAATAGCTTCGCCACCACTTGAATTTGTGTAAATTGCTTGGTTACTATCTGTTACATCTAAGTAAGCGTTTTTAAATGCTTCTGCCATTTTATCTTATCTCCATATATTTCTATACTCCCATCACTATAGCACGAGGTTGTGTACTTGTCGTGTTAGTAACAGAAAGTGCTTCATTAATTAATCTTATTGCATAACTAATTCCACCACTTACATCAGGCAATAAATCTAAATCTTCATCTATTGGTAAATTACCAATAGTGTCTATTCCTAAACTTCCACCTTCTTTGAGAGTTAATAATATTCCCATTATGACAACGCTATTACAAGCCCAAGACTTGCACCACCTGCTGCTGCTACTTGTGTGTCTACATAGGCTTTAATACTTTCAGAACTAGCTACATCTGTTGCTGTTGCACTTGCAAATAAGTCATCATCTTGTATATCTGCTACAGGTATAGCAGCATTAGCAACTGTAGATACAGCGTCAACTCTATCATTCATATCTACAAATACTTCAGCAAGAACTGCCATACGTACAGTAGTTCCTCCCTGATGGTTAGGGTCTGTAGCGTGTCTACCTTCTACATCTCTTGTAATAGTTGTAAGTGTTTCATCAGTTGACTGTGTAACTAATATAACTTCTCTGTTTGCAGAGTTATCAGGGTCTATTACTAAAAAATAATGTGTAGAACTATCTCCTGAAGATGCACTAATTTTTGTAGTTCCGTTTGTTGTTGGTGCATTAGTTAAAGTACAAGTTGTAGCACCACTAGCTAATAATGCAGCTAAAGTACTTTCGTAAAAATTTACTATTTTAGTTTGTCTGTCTGCCATTATGCTCCGTATCTCATTATACCATAAGGTGCAATACCTGTTACATGTATAGAAGTTACATCATCTAGTATTGTTTGTCTAGTACCACGTACTGTAAGTACAGCATACTGTGTATCTGAACCTTTATCAACATCTTGTATTACTGGATAACTAATACTTTCTACTACACCACGTATAATTTCTGATGGGTCAAATATTTGTAGTGTAACAGAGTTACCTTCTTTATTACGTAATTCAGAATACAATTCTTCACCTAAACCTTTAACAGTCACAGGTTTTCTAAATGGTCTTTCTACTCTATCACTAATATTTATAGGTACTTGTACAACTACTAATTCAGGTCTAGCTAATGCACGAAACTGTACTGATTTTACTTGAGGTGATGCATTGTTAGCACCTGTTTTATTTAAAATTACTTTACCAATAATATATCTTGATACTTCAGATATTTGTTTTTCTTGGTCTCCAGTACCACCAGTCTGTGTTAATGCATTTACAAAACTACTATCATCAGGATTATCTAATGCTTCAAACTTTGTACTAAACTCTAGTTCTACAGAAGTATCTGTAGGCATAGTAAACGTAGATATTTCAGCACCTACAAATTGTTTACTTTCTGCTGTAAAAAAATCTGCTGCAGAAAGTATAAGATAACCTGTAGTTTCATATGTAGATGTTTCTTTATATACATCAGAACCTGATACTACAATCACAAACTTGCCATTACTTTGCGTTATTCCTTGTACATAACTGTTACCATTAGTCTGTAAATCTCTAGCCAAACCACCTGTTGGTAGATAATATCGCCACAAATTTACTTCATTATTTCCTTCTTTAACACCCATATATACACTATCACGGCTTACAAACATTGCATGTGGTGTAGTGTCTACACTATCTACTACCCATTCTTTTACTAATTGTCTATTAGCTAATACATATAAATTATCTAAAGCTACTAATTCTGCTTTGTATAAACGTCCTACATCTCTAGCAATTTCTTTTGTACCAAAAAATATTATTCCTTCAGACGCTGCAATAGAATGCACTTCTTCAAAAGGTATTTTTGTTTGTCCTTGATTTACAAATGTACCACTTACAAGTTTAAAAGAATATATATTACCATCAGTGCTTGCTGCTAACACTGCAGCACCACCATCTATAACTCCTGATATTTCGTGTGTAGGTTCTACTTCTATAATTGCATCAGCATTTTGCAAATCAGAAGCACTCCAAGTTTTATTAAATGGACTTATATCCCAAACATGTTCTGCTGTACCATCATTACCTGATATAAATAAAGTATTTTTAACAAACCATATACCAGTTAATCCACCTGCACTTGATTGAGCAGTAGTTTCTGTAGACCATGTAGTACCATCAAATTTTATTAATTGTGAACCACTTGTACCATTTGCAGTAGTTGCATATAACCCATTACCAAAAGCAACTATGCCTGTAAAATTATGTGTTGCACCATTAGTACCTGCATCTATTGGTGACCAACTTGTACCATTATACTTATGTATAGTTGTTCCATCAGTTACATATATATCACCATTTGTAGTTTGTGCTAAATAATTATTTGTATTAGCAAAAGATAAACTTTGTCCAGTTGTTGTAAATAATAAATGTATATGATATGAAGTTTCATCATCACCATGGAATACATCTACACCTTTACTATCCCAAAATCTATTAACATCATCAGGTTTACCATTTACTCTATGTGCAGTATCTAATCCTTGTCCTGCAGAAAAATTGTTTCTTGAATATATACGTCCTAAATTAGATGTAAAGTCTTCAGGATTTTGTTTAACATTTACTTGTTGTCCTGCTCTAACATCAGATGATTGTATAACCATTTGTCTTTCAGGACCAATAGCACTTCTTAAAAATATATCATCTAGTTTTATATCGTACCCATATCTTTTAGGGTTTGATATGTTAGAAGTATTAGCAATCCTAGCCATTATGTACTCGGATAAGTAATACTATTAAATGATACTGGTTCAGGAAATCTAGCTCGTAAATCTTTTCTAGCTTGTTGTATTAATAATTGTTGATACTGTAATAAAGCATTTCGTATTGTATTACTGCTTCCAATAGGTACATTAGATACATTTAATTGTTCACTTATATAAGATGCATCTATACTTGCTATGTCTTTACCTGCAACTAATTGTGCAGCAACTCCTGCCATAACAATAGGTTCATATTCATTTTCTAATCCTATAGAAGCTAAAGTAGTATCTTCATCTGTAATAGCTACAAATTTCTTTTTAAAAGTAACATAAATAGTTTTACCTGCTGTAATACCAAATGATTGCATAGCATGAACTACAGAAGGACCACTTGAATATGTAACTGTTTGACTAACACCTGCATCATCTGTGTATGTAAATGGATTAGGCAAATCTACAAGTTCAACTGATACTCCTCTAAATTGTGATATTGTGCTATCTTGTCCACTATCAAAGTCTGTATATTGTGATATAGCTTTTATTGGTGCAACTAAATAATTATCATTAGCACCATCTAAAATATTTATACCTGTTTTAGCAGTTATTGATTTAGTTTCTACTGCAAATAAAGTTGGATATAAATTTTCTATTTGGTCAGATACTGCATCATATACAGCTTTTCTTGGAAACGTAGGAGCTATTTTTATTAAATCTCCTGCTGAATGTGCAGTAGCAGTAGTTCCTCTTTGTCCTCTTTTAACAGTAATTTCATTAGTAACTTGATTTAATGCAGTTGAATACATTAACTCTTGACCAATTTCTATTATTGCACCTGCGTCTAATGCATCTTCTTCTTCAATAGAAAATAAATTACCATCATATGCAATAGTTGTATCACTGTCTGATATAGCACCAGTAATATAAGAGTAGCTTTCTACTTTATCAGGTGCTTCTAAGTATTCTCTATAAACCCTATCTACTAGGTTTCCTACTGTGGTACTCATTTATACCCTTAGGAAGCTCTAAATATTAAAGTTATATTTCTATCTGCAGCTTCTGTACCATCAGATGTAACTCTTATAAATCCTGATGAAGCAAAAGCCCAACCACTAGGGTCAACTCTTGTTACATTACCTGTTGATACTGTATATGTGACTTCTGTACCATCTGTTTCTACTACATCAACCCATGTTGAATTATCTGTAGCAAAATCAAATGTAATATTTGAACCTGTCATTGCTGCAGGAAATTTAATACCTGCTAATAACATTCCATCAGTGCTTACACCTGCAGAATTACTTGCATCACCTGATACGTCTATAAGTGCATTTTTTGCTATTGATTTACTTAAACTCATAATCTCCTACTTTAGCAGAAGAAATGGGAGGAAGGTGGAGTTCCCCCCAAATCTTCAATAATTTATTTAGGCAATGTCTGCAATTTCACAATGGTATTGTGGAGGACCGAAGTCATATCCCATTTCCATGTAAACTGCTTTACCCATTCTTGCGTTGTCGCCTTGGTCAAGGTCACGAATAAACACTGTACCTTTTCCAGGAACGTTCAAGAAGATAGGAGTAACGTATGCCATGTCTACAATAAATGCCTTATTAGCAGGTAGATAATCAGACAAAGCTAATCCCATAGCTCCAAATGGAGTTACGATAGTATCAATGTCAACACCTCCGACATTTCTGTCTCTAGGTAAAATACCACCTGTCAAAGCACCTGAAACTGTTGGGTTTACAAGTTCTTTGTTAAGGTCTAATAACATTGCAGGAGAAATAAAGAGTACTGGTTCTCTCAAAGGAGCCCCTGCATCATATAATTTCTTCATAGCACCTGCTACTGTATCCCAATGTATTTTTTGGTCTGTTCCTGACCCATCACCTGCGTCATCATTAAAATAAATGTTTCCGCCTGTTAGATTACAATGAGCGTCTAAACCTCTCATTTGTCTATCAGATGATGTTCCGTCAGAAAAAGCACCATTAAATGCTTGGAACTCTGCTTTTTTTGCGACAAGTTCTAATACCAACTCTAGTTGAGCTGCCATTTCGTCATTAATTGGGTTAGTACCCTCTAATGATAGTTTGTCAATACTGTTTTTATAGTTTGCTGCCAAGTCAAATGGCACAATTTCCCCATAAGCTGCTTGAGCAGTAAATGTTACTTGTACTGCTTCATGGAATATCTCAAGCACACCTTGGATTGCAGAACGTGAACGACCATTAAAGTTTGGTGCTCCACCTTCTGAACCAGGTGTAACAGAAGATACAACAGCATTATCAACAGTTTGGAACTGGAAGAATGTACTTTGAATAGCTTTTCCGCCAGTCAATCCGCCTGATGCTGATAATAGAGGAGTTCTATGAGGTGTAACTTTAAAAAGTTCACCTGTAAAGTTATTAATCTCACTTGCTGAGATTGGGCTTGGGGAGCCTATAGCTGCCACAATGCACCTCCTACATTATATCTTAATACTTATACTTAAATTAATTTTGCTTCTGAGCGTCCATCAAATTTAATTTAGTTCTGATGCTGTCTTTTGCGTTACCAGCTTCAGTAACTTTTTTTAGTAACTCAGATGCGTCTTGTGGTACAACTGATTGTGAACTCTGTTCAAGTGCTTCTACTCTAGCTCTAGCATCACTCTGAACTGCAGTATCCTGTGCAGATTGTGGTGTCTTCTGTGCAGTAACACCCTCAGCTTCATAGCCATACTCTTGCTTTGCAAACTCTAAAAGTGCTTCGTTATTAACGTCACCTTTATACACTTGCTTTAATGCTTTTCCAAATCCAGTTGTTGGGTCTAAGCCAATATTCTTGACAGTACTATCTATTTCTTTTTCCTGAAAAGAAGCTAACTTAGCTTCTAAATCAGCGATAGTATCATCTTTTCTTTTGATGGTTTCACGCATCTGCTTAGCTCCTGAACCTTCTTCAGTAGCATCATATTGTTCGTCTGTCATTTCGTACCTCCTCACAGTATTACCCTTGCAGATAAGCCCTGTGGACGCTTATCGTGGGGCTACAGACCACACTTGACTTTAGATACTGTAGCTCTAACTAAAGTCCTTTACTCTACGATTTTAAGTACAAGATTTCAACGTAGGACTGAAATCCGATTTGCAGGTCTTTAAGCGGACCACGCAACGCTATACACATAGTATACACTATTCTTCTACAAGTCCAACTATTTCGCCAGTTCTTGCTCTAGCAGCACCTAAATCAGCACCACCAATTTCAGATTGTATTTCTGCTTGTATTCTTTGTAACCTTCTTTGTGAACTAACATCACCTAATGCTGCTTCTTCTAACGTAGATATATCTAGTTCTCTACCTACAGTTTCAGCTAATTCAATAGTAGGTTGTGCAGTTTCATATAATTGTCTAGCTGCATCAACAGTTAATCCTGATTTTCTAAGTTCTTCAAACCTAGCAAATGATTGTGTAAATCCTCTAATACTTGCTTGTGCTTGTAATTGTAATGTTTGTATATCTCCACGTAATACTTTATCTGATATGTCAGGGTCTACTAATGCACCAAATATAGTAGGTTGGTCAATAGTTACACCATATCTTTCTCTATATAATCTTTCTACTTCAGGTATTTGGTCTACTACTTGGTTATAAACTAAATCTACTCTTTGTTGAAACTCTGCTGCAGATACTTCTCCTGCAATTAAATCTTCAAATTTTGTTTTAAATTGTTCTGTATCTGTGATACCTACTTCAGATAATGTTTCTGCATAACTAGCTTTAGCAGACATAGCTTCTGCTTCTGACATAATTAATGAACCATCAGCTCTACGTAAAAATCCAAACTCTGATTTCCATTCAGAAGAGTTACGTGTTTCTGCAATAGCCATAGCACTATCATCATATTTAATCCAAGCCTCTGCATATTTACGTAAAACACTTTCAGGAAAAAACGCATATAAACTTCTAGCTGTAGCTAATGCTGTTTCAAAATTAACACCAGTGCCTGTATCTGTAGTAGTTGCACCACCTGGAGATGTACTCCAACCTTGTGCTAGTTTTCTATCTAATTCAGATTGTGTTTCACCTTCACGTCTACCTTCTTGTGCAGTTTGAACTTGACCATCTTTATAAATAGTTACTTGATTATTTACACCTTCTACTATTGGTTTAGTAGCCATTAACCCTCCAAATACCCTGCTGACCTAGCTATACCAGTACCAAATGCATCTGATAATCCAGTAGCAAAGTCATTAACTGTTTTTTGATAACCACGTTCTAAACCTATACGTTTTAAATCACTTCTTGATTGTGTTTGATTATTTAATTTTATTGCATCAAGTATTGCAACATCATCATCTGCAGGTGTTATACCCCATATGTCTGCTGCTTGTGACTTGTATGTATTAAGAATGTTTTGCCATTTAACATCTCTATCGTACATACCATATTGCACTAATCTCATGTCTTTTAATTCTTCAATAAATTTATCTTCATAGCCACCTATATTACGTATCTTGCCTGCTATCTCTGCAATATCTATTTGACCATGCATATGTTGTGGTAAATACATATTAAGTAAAGACTGTACTTTAGTTTCACCAGTAGATATTTGTGTTGTATCTGCTGCTAAATCAGCAACTGCTTTATCCATTTTAAAAGGAGAGAATGGGTCTAATGCAGCACTTAATTGTTGTGTAACTTTAGTAGCAGTAAATTTACCACTAGCCCACTGATTAGCTAAATAATTAGCAGCACTGTCAGATATTTCTCCACCTAGTTCTACAGCATTTGCTTTAATAGTTGCATAGTATTGACCTACTTTATCTTTATACCCAATAGGGTCAGTAGCTCTTTCTATAGCACCATTGTATTCATCTTTACTTAAATTATATTTAGTAAGAAACTCTGACATTTGTGCAGAATTAAGTTCATAACTACCTGTTTCTGCATAATTTTCTTGTACTATATTAAGATACTCACCATCTTTCCACCAATATAACTCATCTGCAATAATGCTCATATCATCTATAAACGATTGCACAGGACTTATATCTACTAAGTCTGATTTTAATTCTGAGTAACTACCTGCTGATACTATCTGTCCACCAATACTTAGATTATTAAATTGGTTTAAAGATACCTTTTTATTAGGTAATGTATTAAGAACTTCTTGTTTTAAAGCACCACGTTGTAGTTCTTCATCTATATCAGTAACAACAGATACTTCATTTGCAGGTACATGCCATAAAAAGAAAGTACCAGTAACATCTTCATACCCCATAAAGTATGCAGTATCAGTTCTACCGCCTTCTGTTAAATTACCTTCTTCGTCTGATTTAGCACCTTCAACTACTATTATTTGTGTACCTTTAGGTCCGTAAGTTATTTCACTCATCTATCTAACATCTTTCCTATCCAACTATATGCATTAGCACTAGGAGATATTTTATCTGCTCTTTCTATTCCTGATTGCATGTTAGACATAACTGTTTCTGTAAACTTATTTATATCATCTTTTGTAGCTTGACCCATAAGAATTTGTGATTGTAATAAATCTGCTTGACCTTTAGATTTAGCTGCTTCAAATGTTAAATTACCAAACCAATTAACTGCTTCTGCAGTAACATATGCTTTTGCTGCAGCAGGTAAACCAATACTACTTATCATTCCTGCTATAGCTTTTTCTACTGGGTCTAACCAATCTAATGCTTTTAAAATTTTTGTTCCTCTAGGTTTTGCAGAAGTATCTAATTCTCTTACTCCACCATATTCACTATCATACTTTAAACCTGCTTCATTATATATTTTAGCTATATCTTCTTCTGATAAATTAGCTATTTCATCACCTGATAGATTTGTAACAATTTCTTTATATTTAGCTTCAGGTAAATCTTCTAAACTTTCTATTTTATTTCTATAATTTTGGAATGCATCTTCATCAAAATTTACATCTACTTCCTCTGGAAACATATCAGCATTTGATTGTTCTAATGCTGCCAATGTATCGTCCATCTGTGCTGTAGGGTCTACACCTCTTGTTGTATTTTCATTAAGCCATTCTCTTGCAGATAATGCTAAATCATCATTAAAGTTTGCAACCATATCTTGTGCAATATCAGTTTTAAAATCATTTTTTAATTTATTAATATTACTTTCAGACATAGTTTTAGTATCAGATACCCAGTCTTTTCCTGTTTTTTCAAAATACCATTGAGCTATATCTTCATCTGTTGTTTCTAACATATAA